TGCCGGTGCTTGAACCGGAACCTGTTGTAGTAGAGCCTGACACTGCTGATCCTGTCGTGGTGTTGGTCGTGGCAGTTGATGTTGATGTGATCACAGTACCGGATGCCGCCAGTTGGTTGGCTCCTAGTGCTGTTATGATTGACACATCATCAACGGTGGCCCCACTGATAAAAATTTCGTCTGCCGCTGAGTCAAGTTGGAACAAGGACCCAAAACCCTGTCCTGACTGGTTGGGCACAATCACTGCCGTCAATAGATCTGGTGCCAGTTGATTGTGTATGTAAGCGGCTAATTCCGTGAAATAGAAACTGTCTCCAAAATCCCAGTTGTCCAATGCGAAGAATTCGTTAATAGCGGCGATAACTCTGGTCTTAATCACTGCGTCCGACACATTGGTCTTTGGGTTCTTGACAACCTTGAATGTTGCTTGTAGTTGTTCGTCGGCGTTTGAACCGAATAGTATCTTGTATTTCACGGGATGGTATATGAGCTGATCTGACAACGATTTCAATGGATTCAGTACACCTGAGTAATTGATCCTCAATTGGTCCGAAGTGGACACAGTTGGTTTACTGCCACCGTCCTGCAACCATATCCTGAATAGGTTGTCATACGTCCTCTCCAATAGATACACATCCACGATGTTAGAAACACTGGGATCTATCCTAGTCTCCTGTCCCGCGTGATGTTTGTATTGGAAGTCGATTGAACTCCTGCCTTTCCTAGCCCTGTAATCTGTTGTCGTAGAGAGAGTGTTGGTTGTTGAACTGTAACTCTTGACCACGTCCTCGTTGGAGTCAAAGAAATAGAACAACTGTCCGTCTGTGTAAGTGGCAGTATTAAGATTTATATCTGCTTCATTTTGGGTCACCACAAAGTTTGATGCCGCGTAAGGTCTGTATCTTTCTATGTTGTCGTATGAGATGTACTTCTCCTGGAATATGAATTTAGTTGTTTCAGACACCGCTGGTTCAACGAAAATGTCAAAAAGTTCTGGATTATCGACCACACCGTCGTCATCATCATCATAGAAGCCAACCTTGACTTTCCTGTTGTCCTGGAAACCGTCGGCCTCTGTGACAGTATCAACAACTTGCCATGTAATTGGATAACCAATACTGTTTCCAGTTGACACAATACTGTTAGTCTTAAGTATTTTTACGGTATCTTTTACACTCTTACCCGTCTTGTAGTCGTATATTTTTTCTTCTGTGTCGTAATGAAATTTATTCTGTGACTCAGACTCAAAAATATATTCAAGTTTTCTGTAATTGACTGTGTATGTGTTGCCGTCATTGGTAAACTTGAACCACCAACTGGTGTCCACATTTGTGCCAGTGACCGATCCTGCGTTGGCCAGATCAAATACTGTGCTGGCACTTAGATTAGTGGATGTTATGACCTTCCATGACTCAGAATCAACGTCATATCTCAAGCCAAATTCCTCATAGGCCTCTATCCTGTCCAACAGGTCCGCCTTTAGTGTGGCCGAGAATGCTGTAGTGAAGTTTGGTATTATTGCGTTTATGACCGCACCCTGTGGTACGATGTTGTTCAGTGTGACTGGACCCAGTCCAGACTCAAGATTACCTACTCCGCCGTTGGCACCGTCTAGTACCACAGCGCCTATCTTGGCCCATGATCTGTCCTCTGAGTCATCTGTGGTCGAAGCCACGAGAGTCCCGTTCTTGAATTTCCTAGTGTCAGGTGATGTGAATTTGACCAGTGCGCCTGTTTTAGCGAACTTCAAGTTAGAGGTTGCGAAGTCACCTATAACCAATGCACCACCGGAAGTGAAGTAACCCGTGTTGGTGTTTGTGGATTTCGTCGTTGAATTCCATGTTGCTGATAGTGTGCTGGTGTCTTTGGTTCCGTATTTCAGGTAGTAGAATTGTCTAGCGTACGCCTCTTTCAGTTTTGCCTCCACACTGGTGTCTATTGTTGACTGTATTTCACTCCTGTTGTTGAATGCGAATGTGAACTGCTGTAGGGATTCTTCCCTGTACAGTATGCCATCTTCCGCGAAAGTGCTCACGTTGGAATATGCACCCGTCGGGTCTAGTATTTCCTTTGCCCTGCTTATACCTGACGCTGACCTGTTGACTGATCTTACTTTAACAATCTCCTGCGACGCACTTAAAGGAACCACTTGGTAGTCCTCTGCTGTTATCATCCTGTTCTGACTGTAGTAGACTTGTGCCGCTTTCTCTTTGATTGAATCATTGGATTCCGTGGCCGCTGAATTGTAAACGCTGGCCTTGAGACTGACACTCATGGTCAAACTCTGCTGTGCACCGTTGGCGTCCGTGTATGGCACGGACAACTGTACGTTCTGCATGTCCGATGTCTGTATCGCGTACTTGGCGTTGTCACTGACCCTGTAGTAGGTCCTGAAACTTCCAAGTGGTATGTTAGAGAAGTTGCCATCTCCAAACACTAGATCGATCGCGTCATTATTTTTCGTTACCACATTATAAGTGTTTCTCTCTGCCTTAGACAGTGAATTGTAAATTGCGTTGTTGCCAGACAGCGTTGGTACCTTCGCCCAAGATTCGGAAAGTTGTCCAGATTGATCTAACTTGTAGAGCCACACGTCCGTGTTGTTGATGTTCGATGCATCCAAAGATTTGACGTAGTTGGTCACTGACGTGTCCACTGTGAAGTCTGACTGCTGTAGAGTGCCCTGTTTGAACAGGAAGAAGAAACCTGTGTTGTTTGAACTGTCACCAGAACCATCTGATCTGTATGTGTATGTCAGTCCCGTTCCTGGCACTGGTGAAGATTCGTATATGCTATCAGAGTCTGTTATGGTGCTGGGCACTATCTCGAATGATCTAGACACGCCTCCCACTGACTTCTGGAATTTGAATACGGGTAGATCCAATTGGTTTGAACTTAAAGTGTAGACCTCTGTGGTGACACCACCTATTGTGCCCGATTCCCTGGGGTTGCCAAACAGTTGTCCAGTCTGGTTTGCCGCGTTCAGTATCGCAGTGAACTGCTCCCTGTAGTTTGAGTTTGCACCGTCATTCCAGATAATCGTTGAATTTGCTAGATTTGTCCCTGTGCTGTCCTGCACACTCTGTGTTGTGGATATTGAATCTATCTTCAACATTCCTGTTGCTGGTTTATTCCTTGATGCATTGTAGTTGATTAATCTTGCTAACCTAAGAACCGAATTCCTTCTCTCTGCTGTCTCCAGGAAGTTCTCCCTAGCGTTCAGGTCAACCCTGAACGAAAGTGCCTGTGATATGTATGCTATCAGATCTATCAGTGCCACGTACTCAGAACTCTCAACGAAGTCGTTGAAATCATCTGGATAATTCTCCTTGAGATACGCCACCATGGTCCTTCTCAGGGTCTCGAAGTCGTAACTCTTGAAGTCGGCCTGTTGGAAAGCCTGGTAGATCTTCCTCCAATCTTCCGCTACTAGTAATCTGTTCTGTCTATCTGTTGTGGCCATTGTAATTACAACGGTATTTATGTGTTAGGAAATGTGCGTATATTAAGATAGACGCAGTAGTGAGTTCTCGTCGAAGTTAAATTGCAGTTTCTCTGTGATGTTCAGTGGAACATAGGTTATAGTAGCCTGTATGGCTATGCCCTTGTCCGCTTCCGTGACCAAGATCTCTTCCGTGGAAATACGTGGATCCGCGTTGAGGTTTGCTGTGATGTCCTCTACAATAGCGTCCTTTAGATCCTCTGTGAATGGCTCAAATATGGCATCATAAATTATCGTACCAAATTCTGGGTTCTCAACCCTCTCGCCCTTACGCACACTCAACCTGTTGATCAGGTCTTGTTTAGCAACCTCAAAGTCGTACAGTTTGAAGTTCTGCTTGTCCGCACGTGAACTGAAACCCTTGAAGGTCACTCCCTTGTTTGAAAGTCCGTTACCTGAATTTCCGTATGCCATATTAGTTCAATCTCCTAAACTCCACATCAACCTTGCTGTAGTCCACTATGTAGAATCCTGTGTCCGTCATTGTTCTCGCCCATGGAACCTCCTGGGCCATCACGCCCTCGTATGTTCCTGCTGACTGCTTGTATTTAAACGAATATATGTTGATGCCTGACGGTGACTTGCCAATTAATCGTACGTCTTCCTTTAATCTGTAATCACTGAAGAATCCACCGGAAGAGAAGAACGTGCTGACCTTACCTGCTATGCTACCAATGTTGCTCGCAATGTTGGCGCCAACGTTTTGTACGAAGCTCTGTCCCAACCTACTGGCGTCCCTGGCGTTGAACAGTCCCGCCTTGGTGGCCAGACTCTTGACCTGGTTCATTCCCACTATCTGTCCTCCAACCACACTGGAATAGGTCTGTGTGATGCTGGAAAGGTTGCTGATGGTGGCGGGTATGTTGCCCGATGAGAGATTCTTCGTTAGTCCCTGCACACTGTTGAGGGCACTGTTGGCAATGTCTATCTTGCCACTGATGCTTGATGTTGTATCGTTGCCCAGTGTGAACAGTTCTCCCGCAGTGTTGACCAATACGTTGTCCTTGAACAGTTCTGTGCTCTTGCCAGTGAAGTTCTCTATGACCTGTGAGGTAAGGTTGCTGGTAAGGTCCTTGGTCGTGGAGACCAACTCACTTCCTTTGATCTTTTCTGATATGCTGTCCTTGATATTGAAAGGTAGATTTATTTTATTTGTGATTCCGTAAATGTCGTTGTATTTGGTTCCAAAGTCGGTCAGCAACTGTTTGGCTTTTTTGGTGTCAGTGCTGGTGCCCATCTTCTGCTTGACGTATTCTAGGGCGTCAGCCTGGTATTGTGCATCACGTATGGCACTGTTGGTGCTGAACCTGTTATTGTTGTTGATGAATTCTGCTGTGCCCGGCGTGTTGGCCAGTCTGCTCCACTGCTTCTTATCGTCGCTGTCTATAGGTATCAGCCCATCACTGCCTATACCGCTGGCCCTGAACATCGGTTCGTGTGTCACAAATCTATGAACTGTGGTGTTGGTCTTCCTAGTGAATGGCTCCAGTGGTTTAATTCCTTTCTGTGCCAGCTCTACATCTCCCTCTTCCCTTTCGGTAATCGCCGCGGCGTCAGTATCTAGCCATTTTGGTCCCCATGTGCTACTGGCACCAGTGGAGTTGAAATGCACCTGTGCTCCTGCCAGATGAACTTGTCCTGATGCTCCGTGCAACTGCGTTCCTTCTGTGAATGAACTTAGGCCATCCCTAGCGTAGTCCCTTATCGATCCTGACTGTGAGCTGTTGAATATGCCCTTCTCACCTAAATTCATCATGTAGGTCCCGGCACTCTGTATAAACTCACCCGAAGAGCTCATCCTGATCTGTCCGCCGGCGTGCATGTTGATGTTAGAGTCAGAGTGTAGATTGAAGTCACCTTCGGTTCTCAAGTTAATTCCTCCCACCCCTGAATATAGATCTATCCTTCCGTTTTTCTGCATCTCTATGTAGGCGTTACCTGATGCGTTGGCTATGTAAACAACGCCATCAGTGTCATGCATCAGTAACTGGTGTCCCGATGCGGTCTTCAATCTTGTCAGTTGGTTGGTACCGTCCACCGCTCCATCATCCATGACGAAACTGTGTCCGTGGTCCCTGTCCGTGGCCACTCGTGTGCCATCCAGTCCGATCGGTGGTCGTTGGGAGTCTGACCTGATCCTGCCGGGAGTGCTGATTCCAAACACAGCACTGGGGGCTTCCCTCTGTGCCGAGCTAGTTGTTGTACCCCTGACCGGGTCTCCTATAAGTCCTTGCTTGAGCAGTTGGTCCGCTAGCCTTTCGTTGATTGGGAATTTTAGTTGTCCCAATTCAACGTCCTCGCCATTGGTGGGTGGTTTTCTGTTCTTCTCTCCAGTGGGTAGTACGTCTGTCCCATAAGTGTCTTTCTTACTCTCACTGAAGTCTCCCCCGGTGGCGGGCATGGCGGTGTTACTGCTGGAAGCGTGTCCTGGAATCTGTGCGTTGGTGCTGGGCTCCTGTACGCAACCCATCCAGAAGGCCTCGGCCCTGCCGGAATCACCCTTGGCGAATATGACCATGACCGTGGTGTCTATGTCTGGCGGTACAGCCCACATTCCATAACTGGTCTGGCTGGACTGGTAGTTGTAGGGTTGATCGCCCTTGACACTCTTTAGCGATTTGACTCCGTAGAAAGGCGACAGGTATTGGCACCATGTGACCTGGCCAGATGTGGGATTGGTGGTGCTCGAAAGTGCCGGTATGTTCACTCCCAACCTACCCATCCTAAGTGGATCATCCGTGTACTTGACAGTGCCTAGGTACGGGCCTGAATCACTGTCGATGAATTTCTCGTTGAAACCTTTCTGGTTGTCATGTGAATCTGTGAATCCCCTTGAATCCTTGTATGCCATGTTGTATTTTATCCCTGTGTGTTATGCCCCATGATTATATATCCTCGTTTACACTCACTCCTGCCTGTGTAGACAGATTGCCCTTGTTTCCCTTAGTATTAACCCGACCCAGTGTGTTGTTCAATGTGGTACTGGCCAGTGTTCCCTCCTTCTGTGCATCGGTCCTGTTGTCCTTAACTTCGTTGAGGTAATCGTTGTCGAACGCTGTCTTCAGCAGTGTCGGTGACAGCCCTTCACCCTGTTGGTTGTTCATCCTCACGCAGGTCAGCGTCTGCAGGAACTGTCCTTCGTTGAACTTGCTGTCAACTTTGACCACCTGGTACACACCGTTGAAAAATAGGTTCTCATCTCTGTACTGGGTCGACCCTGAGAACATGGTGCCTTCCTTGTCGTCGATGTCGGCCGGTAGCCTGTATCTGAGATTTATTAGTGGCATGTACTTGTCGGCGTTGAAACTGCCAAACTGGTTCTGGTCGAAGTCGTCATCGACCTTGCCTACGACCAACTCTGTCTTCTCCTTGTTGATCCTTTTGAGGTTCGCGAACACGTCTTGGCAGAGGTAGTGTGGATCTCCCAGTATGTCCAATTCTATCCTCATCATGTCGGCCTCTGGGTTGGTTAGGTAGTCGAAGAACTCCTGTGACTTGTTACCACCCGGTCTGAAACTGGTAGACGAAGACCTGCCCTTGATGTTGGAAGGGTAATTACGCAGGGGAAGAAGTGGTTCCGGATAATCCTCAGCACCTTTCACAAGATTGATAGTGGTCTTCACTGCTTTCTCCAATCCGGATTCGTTCTCTACCTTGTCGTCTCCCCTCACGTTACGCATGTAGTAGGCACTCTTATAGTTGATACGCAGTGCCTGTACGTCCAAGTTGCCTCCGGTGTAGAGGTAGTTGTAGTTCTTCCTCACGTACTTTTCCCAGTTGACTTTGCCTATGCTCAGTCCAGTGGCCAGGAATTTCAACACAGGTATACGGTACTTGACTGCTTTGTAAACTATCTCCTTGGGGTGCATCTTGGTTATGGCGTCTAGCCTAGATGTGTCCGTGTACACTGTGGTCTTGAGCTTAAACCATGGGATGGTGTTATGTTTGAGCAGTGTTCTCCTGATCTCCGGGGCGTTTTTCTCGTCCTTAAGGAAATCTCTAAGGAACTTGTCCCTCTTGGTCTTGTCCTCGTCCAGTTTGTAGCCTGCCATGGTCAGGTACGCTCGCCAGAAATCTGTGGTCAGGTCATAGAACCCAGGCTCAGACTTGATGAAGTCCTCCATGGCCTTGGGTATCGTTGTCCCACTGTCCACCGTCTGTGTCTTGTCTGAGGTATAAATCGTGATGTAGTCTCCTAGACCATCGTTTGTATTTTGAGACTGTTCCTCAAACTCCTGCTGGATTTTTTTCTCTATGGCCTGTTCAATCGTGTCGGTGCCGTACTGCGACTTGAGTTCGAACGCGGCCTTGAGGGGGCTTGAAAACAGTCCATCCTCGGCCTCTATCCTGTATATGTCAGGGAACTGTCTGACGTTCTCCTTTATCTCGTTGTCCATCTGCTCCGCTAGCCTTTTTTCCAGTGACTGCTTAAAGGAATTGAAACTGTTCGTGACCGGTTCCACTCTTGTCCTCAACACTTTGAATCTATCGTCGTGTGCCATGTCTCCATACGGCACTGCCGTTACTGTGTACTTGGCCCCGCCCGCGTCCACGTCGAAATCGACCCGAACTATCAACACAGGTATCTTCCTGGTCTCACGCATGCCCGAGTCCAGTGCTCGACCGTTCTCGTCGAAGCCTCGGAACTGTATGGTCAACAGCAATGGTGCGTCTTGGTAGTCCCTGTAACCGTTCACGAACGTGGCGGCCCTGACCTTCTCAATGAATGTGATGCCGTATGGTTCATGCAGTTCAAATTCCATCTTGGTGAAGTTTGCCATGTTCCTTTCCGCGTTGGGTCCAACCGTTGACACCATGTTGACATTCTCAAAGAATATGTCGTGGTTCCTACGCAGTATGCTGGCGCTCTCCATGTATCCTTCGTCCTTGGTCTCATACTCGTATTTTGAAACTATCTTGTCCGCCTGTGGTCCAGTTATGCCCGCCACCTCCAACGCATTCGTCTGGTTGACCGAGAAGGCCGTGGCGTCTGATATCCTGTTGTTGGCTCCTCCGCCTATGCCCGAGCTCCTGGCTATGACGTCATGCACTGGTCCTGTGAGGTACCGTTCCGGGTTCCTGATCTCCATCTCCGTCAAACCCGAAAGTGTGAAAAGCGAGTTGTAACTGGCGTACCTGTGCAGTGGATTCACCAGTTCGAATGCTCCTGTGGTTTTGGTTCTGTAAACTTCTCTTGGATCAATGGCCATGTGATGTTCTTATATCCCTAGGTCTGAGTTAACGTTGCCAGGTTTAGGCAACTGTATGGTCACTCCTGGTTTGAAGTCGTAGATGGGATCCTCTATCTGGTCTGGATTACGCTGTGCGAACACCCACCAAAGCCTAGGTGAGCCATAAAGGTCATAGGCCAACAGGTCTGGCCTGTATGCGTATGTCCTCTCGATGGTGTAACTCTGATCATCGTCCTCCGCAGTTATGGTTCTGGGAACAAACGTTTCAAGATTGACCTCATTCTGTGGTGTAGAGAAGTACGGTGATGTCGCTGAATACTTGGCCATTAAATGAATCCTATCTCTCCTTCACCTTTACCGTTCAACTCGCCACGTGCGAATTGTGACAGAGAGAAGTTCTTGATTGATTCCCTGCTGTAGATCGGTGTCACCAGCACTGATATGTTTGACAGCGTGGGTGCCCAGGTCTGCGAAGTGCCTTCTTCTACTGCGGCGGCTAAAGTGGGATCTACCCTGCCTTGGCCATATCCTACCTGTGTTTGTTTTGTTGAAATGTAGTCTATGCCCGGTCTAAGTTCCACATTGAATGTGTTCACTACAACCGGCACCTTGTTGAACATATGATCGCCATACCCCGACAGGTGCATGATCGGTGGTGGGTTGCCTTTGAGTGCTTGTTCCTTACCAAAATACATCTTGGTTATGGTCCTCAGGAAGTTCACAGTTGCCACCCAGTGTTTGGCATCATCTGAATTCTGCACAGGGAACTCTCCGATTATGTTCATGGAATCCACTTGTGAGTTCTGGTACGCCTGGAACGGATAGTTGCTGTGTGTCTGTGACAACGGATTGTAGTTGGCGGAATGCTGTATCACAACCGCTGGAGTCAATGGCCAGAATATGCCACGTGAAGGCACCAATGGATTCAATAGATCGTTGTTGGCCAGTATTGAATCGTAGACCGCGTCTGCGCCGTTTGGTATCTGCAGTCTCACACGCCAGTCGGTCTTGTCCGAACGTCCGGACCATTTGGCCCTGGCGTTAACGATCCTCGAATCCGTGGAAATACCAGCACCAAACAGCCTGCCTAGTGTCCTGTTGAATATGCCTCCTCCCACGTTCTTGACTATCTTGCCTATGTCTCCGAATGCCATCTTAATGGTTGCTTTCCTTTGTAAAATTTCGTATACTTTAACTATATTTATAGGCATTATCTAGGCGCACTTAATTCACCATACGGCACGATTCAA